AGTCCTACTACTTCTTCTGCCTCTTTTTTTAATAGCGCTACTTCTAAGTTGTGTTCTGTTATAAATTCTTTATAAATTTTCGTACTTCTAGATGCAGCATCACAAATAGGAAAGCTATCAGATTTTTCTGGCTCCAATACAAGTTGATGAAAGTATCTACCATAGACAAAGTTCTTGTTGTCTGGACGAGGAGTTCTAAATTGTTTAGGATTATTCAACAGAGTACTTATGTCGGAGTTAGATAAATAATTTTTACCTATCCCATTATAATATTCCTTATCATCTTTAAGTTTGCTTACAATTGCCTTTTCAAATTCATTCATTACTTCTTAGTTTTAAAAAGGTTAGAAACATTTTTCTCTACTTCATTAGTAATGATGTAATCATTATCGGCTAGCATTTTTAAAGCACCTTTTAAACTTTTGATTTTTTGTGCAGCAATATAATTTAGCATTTTTTCTATATCTACAACTTCTTTAGTACCCTTTTGGTCTAAGTCTACTTTAAGTTTAGTATATGGTTTCATTGTTATACCATCCTTTTCATATTGTTGTACTGGTTGTACTGGTACATCGTTTAGTTTCCAGTTAGCGCTCTCTTCATAAGAGGATACCGAAGAATCTAATCCAATCCCAAAGTTTCCTAATGCTCTACCCCAAGCAGATGTCTGACAGTTTTCTACATAATTACCTTTATTTATAAAAGATGATGCCGCCTCTTCAAAAGCTATTCCATCAGCTACAATAAAGCCATTGCTTTTGTCTATAATTTCTGCCTTTATTAGTATACTGTCTGCATTGTGATTCAATACGTTTGTTATTAATCCGTATTCGTGTTGATAGGTTTTTCTAAAGTGCTTAAGTCTTTCTTTAACTTCAACGTAAGCCTTTCCCTTAATATTAATTGTTTTTAATTTAGTCATTGGTTTGTTTGTTTGATTATTAAATTTATTTTCTTTGTTATCTTAGTGAAAGACTTCATTAATCTCTCCCTTGATTTTTTTAATGTTTGTATGTGCTTAGCATTTTTTCTGGAGTTTACCTCTTTCTTTATGCTTGTCTCTACCATACTTAATTTTCTACGATAGTTAGACAAACATAAGACAAATACTCCTAATCTCCAACCTTTTTTATAAAAAGTTTCGTATTCTTCTGGTGTTATTTCCTTGTAGAAATCTCCTCCTAGTGTTGTGTTGTGTATAATAATGCTCTGAGTTTCTGAATCTTTTTCAATTCGAATGCCGTAAAGTAATCTAGCCTCAAAATTTTTTCCGTCTAGAACCGCAGAAAATTCGTCCTGCTTAGCCTCTTCAAAAATTTTTTTTAAAGTGCGCTGCATTCTTGAATCTGATTTGTGATGGTAATGTAATCAGAGTCGTGGCTGATGTTTTCTTCCACAACATTTATTCCGTGAATAATAGAAGAATGATTTATGGTGTAACCATTATCGTTCATATAACCTTGAATTGTAACCAGTTTCATATTTCGCTGCTTACAAGTATGATATAACAAGTGCCTCGCATCTACACTCTTTCTTATTTTAGATTTAGAAAACAATTGCTCTTTAGTTATCTCACATATTTTACATATGTTTTCTACTAGTTTATTGAATACTTCTCTTTTCATTTTATTTTATTTTATTATTAAGTTTTTAGAAACAAAAGAGGAGCAAATCTACAAAACATTTAAAATTAAGGATTCTTAGTCCTACAAGTTATTGGTTATTATTAACCGCAGTTTTGCTCCCCCTTTATTACGAATGAATATGACTGAACATTCGTTTTGAAAACAACACACAAATATAAATAATGTTTATTTATTGTGCAAATTTTTTAGACGTTCAATTTCAAATTCTAGGTGTGCTTTTGCCTTTGTTAAACACTCTAATCCTCCATCTTTGTGCTTGAATTTTGAACGTAAGCAGTAGGTAACAGCGGTACCTACGTTGTACGAACAATCAAAGTCCTCTACTACATAACGTGCTTGATAGTATCCAGTTCTTGGTGTCCTGCCTATGTAATACGTTGGTACTCTGTTGTCTGTTTCTTGGGTTGTAGACCTATTTCTTGTAGTGTCCCAGTAATATTTGTTTTTTTCCCCCATTATTTTATGTCTTTGTAGTTAACAATAAAGTCCTCTACCTTTGTCTTGTACAACATTTTCTCAAGTGCTTTCAAGTCTAGTGATACCTCCAAAGTTCTATCGTAGTAATATGCATAGTTTTTCTCCTCCAGTATAAATAAAACATAACCTCCTACATACCTTATAACACTATGTGCATTAGGCAAAACTCTTAATCCCATATCTATATTAGATGCATCAAATGGTCTGTACTCCTCCATATAATGTTGCATTTTCATTACCTCTCCAGTTTTTCTAAAAGCAGTATAAGATATTTTTTTTCTGTTAGCCAGTTGTTGTAGTTTTTGTATTCTTTTTTTATTAGGAGTTTTTAAAGATTTTCTCCAGACAATTTCATCTAGTATTAATTTCATATCAGTTTATTTTTAGTGTAAATATAGTTTAATTTAGTCTCTCATCAAAATATCTGAGCCTTTAATGTACCAGTGTCCATCAATAAGTTTTTTATTGCAAGTAGTCCAGTTGACGGCAGATTTTGATTTTTCTTTTTTTAATTCAGACTCTATTTTTTTAAGTCTTCTTTTCAATATTAGTTTGTCTGCGATTAGTTTTGCGTACATATCTTTGAGTTAGTTTATATTCCGACATATCGGTTTTTTCCCAGCTATACATTTTTTCTTTATAACGTTTTTCTTTTTCTATTAAGTAAGCTATTTTAGGGTTGAGTTTTTCTTCTTTACCGCTATATCTGAAGTAGTTATTAAATTCGATTACATTTCTTTTATACTCTTCCTTGAGACATTTCTCGTGCAGGAGTTCTAGTGTTACGTGATGCATTCTAACCGAAGGGTATTGATTTTAGCTGCTCTTTAGTTGATTCTATAATATCAGAATACATATCGTATGCTTGGTTGAAGACCGCTTGACCTTCATCAGAATACTTGGTCTCATACACTTGACCTTTATCGTTTACCACATCTACAATAAAGTTAGTACCATCTAGTATAGCCTCAGTTTCCATTCTTGCTAACTTGGTTGCAAGTTCTACTTTGTTAATTTTTATATATTGCATAATAATTTAATTTAAGGATTAATAAAATATCCACATAGCCACGTAAAACACTAGTCCTAAAGTAATTAGAACAATTATGTCAAGGGTGAATTCAGTAGGATTTTTTTTGATTTCGTTAATAAAGTTTTTTAAGTTCATAATTATAAGTTTTATAATAGACAAAGGTACAACATTATTTAGACATCTCCAAATATTATTGTACCTTTTATTAGTTGGTCGTATACGACTATTTTTCTAACCTCTTGTCATCTGCTAGCATTTCATCCCAATCATCTTTCCTGCTTTGTCTGTATTCTCTCTCATCAATCTCCTCACATTCATCTCCACAATCAAGACAAGTATTTCCATCATCATCTTCTTCATACTCTGCTCCGCAGCAGCTACTTACTAGGTATCCAGATTCAGATTCTGGTGTTGCTAATTTCCAATTATCGTAGGTCATATCTTAAAAATTTTAAATCATAACCTCTGCGCTTTAATTCTTTTTTAAGTTCATTAGTAGAATAATTAGTAGTGCAGTCTAGTTCTCTTACTTCTATATCATAATCACTTTTAAACATTGCGCCATAGCAAGTTACCATATACTTGTTGGGCGCTACTTTGTCTAAGAGTTTTTCGATTTGTTCAACATCGTCTTCAGCTACCCAATCTTTGCCGAAGAGTTCTTCAGCTTTTTCTTGGAGTTTGTTTTCGTGGACAAAATCATTTGTCGACATATAGTTTGTTGTTTCTATTTCCATAATTATACTTTTTGTAGTTTAGTTAATCTATTTAATTTTACTTCATCACTTAGTTCTTCCCAATTACTTGGCTTTATGATACCTTGGGTTGCAAATATAATACGTTCTTTATATGCAATTTTTTCTTTAAGTGTTTGTTGTGTTGTGTCTCCCATAACAAGAAACATTTTCATTAGAGTTAAGTTATCCATATTATTTGTTTTTAAGTTTGTGTATCTGTTTCATCGTTTTCGAATCATCAGCGGTAGTACACACTACCGAACAGAAGGGGAAGAAAATGTCAATAAACTTCCCCACAAAGTAACGTTTAGTCAATTATTTCATTACTTCGCTTTCTGTGAAATGGTTGCAACAAATCTCACAATAATATTTTGAATCACTAATCTCGTGTACATCTGTTTTGACCTCTACCATACAAGTGCTGCAATATCTTTCTTCTTGGTCTGCCTCTACAGAAGAATAAAAATCAGTTATACGTTTAGTATAGCTTGGTTTATAGTATTCGTTACGAAAGAAATTATAAGGATAAGAGGAGCCTCTATAGTTCGTGCTTGGTCTCTCTTGCTTGTAACTTTGTATGCAGTTCATATGGTTTGAATATGGTCTTGTCTGTATAAAGTATACCCAACATTTAATCTGACCTTTCTTGCGCTTAATCATTATCTCTTTACGTTTGTAGTGATAAGGGTGTCCTTCAAGTGAATCAAGATTTTTAAGTACGTTGTCGCTTACCTTATATATATGTACATCGACATTGTAGCCGCTACCTTTTACATCGTGTAGATAAGGAAGACCGCTTACCTCTAAAGGGTATTTATCAAGAGTAGTTCCCTTACCTACGTATCGTGAGCCGCTTAACATACTATTGTTAGAGTAACCTTTTTTAAGAGTACCATACACCGCTACAATATTGTCTTGTAACACATTAGTCTTTGAATACCATACACCATCTTTTTGTGTCCAAAGATTTTTGTTATAGATTTGATATTGTCTATTGCGCTTGTTATAAGATACGAATCTAGAATCGTGCTGACCTAGAATTTCTCTTCATTGGTGTCGTGGTCTGTGTCCTAGTTCATTAGCTAGCTGCTTACTATCACATAAATCTTTTGAGCCATAGCCTAGCAAAGTTCCATTATGCATTAGTAGTTCATTAGAGTTATTACCGCATTCAAATGGATGGGTGTTCTCTCTGTTAATCTTACCTTTAGTAGCATATCTGAAATGAGCGATGTATGGTCTGTCTGTATCTAGTACCGACCACTCTTTTGATTTATGATAGTTAACCTCGTTAGTATCTAGCCATATTACACCTAGTCCGTGAGGGTTTATTAAGGATGATGTTCGCAAAACTGATTGCGATACTTTCTTGTCTTTCGACTTTACAATTATTATACACATAGTTTTTTTGTTTGTGAGGAGTAGATATTGTATCCGCTGACCTCTGATTATTACACAAAGATAAGACATTAATTAGACATAGCCAAATGATATACACATTATTTTAGATATACTATCGTACCCAAAAAGATACGACATCGTACCCAACCTTGATTTTTCAAAACATCAAACATCAAACATCAACATCAAACAATTACCCGCATTGGGTATTGATTACCCCAAATGGGCATTCCTGCTTACCTGTTATTTTTGTTACAGGTAGTCAACTTTTCTGACTAGTCAACTTTTCTGACTGGCTGTCTGCTGGTGTCTGCTGGCTGTCTGCTGTCGCTGTTAAATCTACCTAAGATTATGCAGCATAACTGCACAAAACTTTAATTTAGGGCAAAAAAAAAGAGCGCATAAGCGCTCCTTTTAATATTAGTTTGCTGATAAATCAACCAACCATTTCGCTGAATTTAACTTCACTTCTTTTCCACATTCTGTATGCTTTCTGAGTGAATAGTCTTTGTGCTATACCATTCGATTCGTTATTATAATAAGAGTATATGAAAGGTATTACATTCTCATCCATTAGATTTTTAGTTAACATCTTATCAAATGATTTAGCTAGTTTAAAAAGCATATCTACTTTTGCAGCATCATTGTTATACATTCGCATTACAATTGGTCGTATACGACTATTAAAAGCATTTTTAGATATTAACGTTTTACTAGCTTGCGCGATTTCGTGCATTAAAGCGTATCGGTTTTTTAATTGATTTACGCTAGTTACTCTGCTCCATAATCTAAACTCTACTACTCCATGAGATTTCAACTGAATTGCATTATACTTGTTATCTCTCCTAGTGATAGCATCGGTAGGGTTAATTGGACAATTTATATTTCCTAGACAATATCTGTTAGCTAATCTCTTTCTGTTCATTGCATATACGATACCTAGATATGGTCTCATTGCATTTAAAAAATGTTTTGAGTCACCATAATCATTGCTAGAGATAGAAACGTGACCACCGCATTTGAATGCATTATTGTAAAAAGCATTACTACTAGAGAATTCTTCTTCAATAAAATATCTACTTTCGTGCATTAAATTAAAGATTTTGTTTCTCCATTTGCTAGATGGTATTAGCGGCAATATGTTTGTTATTGCTTCATAACCATCTGAACCATTGTGAGCAACTGAGCCATCATTTTCGATAGCGCTGAATAGTGTTGGGAATAAACCTATTAACGTTCTGTTACCGCTCAAAACCTCTCTAGATAGTGTGTTTTTCTCTATCTCAAAACCGATAGCAAATTTACTAGTATACACATTTTCTCCGCTTTCTAAAGTTCTAGTTATGTTTGTCTGAATTTGTTTTTTGTTCAGACCTTTTAAATCAATTTTGTATCTAGTAAAGTTTAACTTTGTACCGATACATCCTTGATGATAATGAGCTACTATATTTCTGCGCACTGTATCCCCTCTTTGATTAAGAGCGCTTGCGCTTTGCTGCTCATATTTTATACCGTTTAATTTTGACATTTTTTTATTTGTTTTATTAGTTAATTATTATGATTCTATATCTAGTGCAGTGAATGTTTCACTAGCTATTGGATTTTCAAGTTTTGCGCTTAAAAAATCGATAGCTTTTTGGATTTCCTCAACTGAGTTTTTTGTGATTAACTCCATATTTTCGTTAATTCTAACCGAAATATTGCGCTCCGCATTCGCTCCAAAATCAAATTCTTTAATCTTAAAAGCTAGAGTAAAAACTGTTGGTATTGTTGCTTCCGCTTCCGCTTCTTCAGTTACCTCTAGTGACTTAACAAATTTGTTAAAGTTATCTACTGAACGAATAACATTTTTACCATTAGCTTCAGATTCTTCGCAGCTAGTTAAATATAAATCTAGTTTTGATTCTGATTTGCTAGCTTTAATCATTCGATTTAATTGGCTTTGCTTTACCGAAAATATCTTTAAACTCATTTCATCGATGGACCATTTTTCGAGCATATTATCTTCAAATAAGTTTGTAGCTTCATCAGATTTCAACCATTTTTTGAATAAAATTGCTTTTTTACCTAGTTCAATTTTTGTAGTTAATTTTGATTTATAAGCATTTTCCAAAAGATTTGTTATGTTTTGTACTTCTGAAAATAGTGTTGAAATACTACTACTTTGTAGCATTTCGTTTTCATTGTTTAATAAATTTCTCATTTTTTTAGTTTTTTTTATGAGATTATGCGGTCAATATTGACCTAAGATTTAGCGAAAATTTACAATTTACTAGATAAAAATCTAGATTTGTGTATGCTTTGTATATTCTTCGTTTAATCATAGTCTAATATAAGTAATTATATTTGATTAATCAGCATAAAAAAAAGATATTATTTGCTTTGTGTTATTGGTCGTATACGACCATTGATTTCTAGATGTATATCTGTTTGTTATTCTATTAGATTTGTTTAGGGCTATTTATTGCGGTTATATGTTACCTCTTATCTACGTATAAGAGCGCTAATAGTTACTATTAACTTCAATTTATATTAGTTATATCCCCTATATTAGTTCTTATCTAGTGTAAATACGTGAAATAATTATCGTAAAATTTAGAGATGATTTAATATTAAGCGGTTAAGATATCCCCATAAAAAAACCTAAAAAAGTCTGATACAAATTGCAAAAAAACAGACCCCACCCCTCAAAAAAAAAATCGTTTTCTGTGCGGAGCAGTGCGCGCGTGGCGGTAGGGAGCCTCCTACTTCTATTTGTCTCAAAAAATTTTGTATCTTTACAAAAAAAAGAAATGGCAAAAGTAAATCTTAATAGAGTGTTAGACGATATGGCTGGACTCGATATGTATAAAGGCAGATTGATTAACAACAGACCAGATGGTATGATGGGAATTGAAAGAGCTGCTAATATGAAAAGAATAATTGATGAAGACAGAAAGATTAAAATGATAGCTGACGGAATTGAAAGAGCAGAGATGCGAAAGAAATATAGAAGTATGTAAAAGTGTTTGTTTGTTTGTTTGTGAAATTAGGAGAGCTTAGGTTCTCCTTTTTTTTATGTCGGTTTTTAAATATTTATGTCAAGACTATGTTAATATTATGTCGATTATAAAAAGCTAACTAATTGATTTTAAATACTTATGTCGATTATGTCGATTTTGTCACCAAACTGTAGTGAAATATTTTTTATAAGTGTATTAATAAATATATATATATAATAGAGAAACAAAAATTTGACATTAAGTTTAATATTGTATATTTGTTTTCAAATTAAATTTAATATAATATGAATCCACCAGTTGGAGGTTACTCTCCCAAAGACCTTAAGTTTGGAACTCAAGGCAGAAACTCATTAATAAATGGAATAAGTAAAATTGCTGATGCTGTAAAAAGTACATTGGGTCCAAGAGGACATACTGTTCTTATTGAATCACCAAATCACACACAAGGAATTACTATAACGAAAGATGGAGTTACGGTTGCAAAAGCTGTAGACCTAATGCATCCTGTAGAAAATTTAGCAGTACGTATGATGAAAGAGGCTGCAGACAAAACAGCTACATCGGCTGGAGATGGAACCACAACAGCAATTGTATTGACAGAAGCTTTAGTTAAGTCTGGAAATTATTTAATTAAAGATACAGACAATAGAACAGAAATATTAAAGATTATTAATAATGAAGTAAATCCAATTATTACTCAACTTAAGAGTATGTCAAAGCCAATATCTAAAAGAAGGCTTAAGGATGTTGCTATAATTTCTGCTAACGGAGACAAAGAGATTGGTAATACTATTGCTAAAACATACAACACAGTTGGTAAAACAGGAATAGTAACTGTAGAACGTTCACAGACTAGCGAGACGTATAGTGATATTACTAACGGTATTAAAGTTGAAAGAGGATACAATTCTCCGTTATTTATTAATGACCAGAAAAAAGATGAGTGTGTTCTTGAAGATACTTATATATTAGTGTCTGACGCATCGGTTGATAATATATTAAACATTGAGAATATTTTAAAACCAATAATTCAAGAAAGAAAAAAACTATTACTTATTTGTCCTTGTAGTGATAATGTAATTAATACATTAGCTGCTAACGTAGTTAAGAACGGACTTAAGTTATGTAATATTAATCCCCCACAGTTTGGATATAAGCAGCACGAGTTAATGCAAGATATTGCAATATCAGTTGGCGCTACATACTTTTCAGAAAAGACTGGTGATGATTTAAGTTTAATAAACTTTAATGATTTGGGTCACGCAGCCAAGGTGATAGTTGGACGTGACTCAACAGTCATAATAAAAGATAAAGATGTGGATGAAGATGTGGTTAATAAAAGAGTAGAGGAGCTATGGGATGCTCATAAAAATGCTACTTCTAAAACAGATAAAGACTTTATATCTACACGAATCGCATCTTTGACAGGTGGAATAGGTGTTATTAATGTAGGGGGTCAAACTGAAATTGAACAAAAAGAACTTTATGATAGAGTAGACGATGCTGTATGTGCTGTTCGCTCTGCTTTATTAGAGGGGATACTGCCTGGGGGTGGAACTGCCTTAAACAATATCGCTAAAGCATATAGGGCTATAGCTGAAAATAATAAAGACGAGGATTATAAACCACTTGAAAATTCAAAAAAAATTGCTTACGCAATTTTAGGACAAGCATTAACAGCTCCTATAAATCAAATCTTAAGAAACGCAGGTCTACAATATGATGAAATATATAAAGATATTGTAAATCCTGCACACGGTTATGATGTGAAAAATGAATTGTATGGTGACTTATTAGATATGGGGGTTATTGACCCTATGAAAGTTACAAAGCACGCATTACAAAACGCAGTATCTGTGGCTACAACTATACTAAGTACTAATGCTATAATCACTATGGCAAGAACATTTGAATCTGATGAAGCCAATAAATAAATATATAGCAATAAATATTGTTGAGGAAGAAATAGTAACAGACTCTGGATTAATTTTATCTGATAAAGATGTTGATGAACTAAGATATAGAAAAGCAATAGTTATTGCACCAGGCACTGAGGTTAAAAATATAAACAAAGGAGATACTATATATTTTGATTCACGAACTGGCTATACAATGTTAATTGACAACAAGCCTTGCACCATTATTTCTGAGAGAGACGTTGTTGTAGTTTTATAGTTTTATTCATTTCTTTTATAAAGTTTCTATAAACCTTATCGGTGTATTTTACATTTCTATGAAAAATAGGGTTGTGTTCTGAACTAGGTATTTCTTCTCCATTTAATTTTTTATAAATAGAGTTAATCATTCTTTTAGATTTGTATGATAATTCGTATAGTCCTTTTGTTTTGCCAGCACGTTTACGAAACACTTCTATCCATCCATCTCTTAAAAGCTTATCAAATCTATTCACGTTCCAACTTAGTAGCTCATCAAACTCGTTAAATTTATCTTTACTAAAATAATCTTCTGAGTAAAGAAATAACAACATATCTAACTCTCCAGTGCTTATATTGTACTTAGCCTTAACGTAATAGCGTATTACTCGCCAGTATTTTAAATAGTCTGTTTGCATTTTATTTAATTTGTATCTTTGTAAAAATAATAAAAAATGGCGACAGAAAATAATTCATTAAACTATTTAGAAACTTACAAGGCTCAAGTAGCTAAAAAAAAGAAAAGTACTAAACAAAAAACTAAACCAAAGAAAAATATTATTCACGGTTTAGGAAAGTTGAAAGGATTAAATTCTTTTGCTCAGAAATATAAAAAGAAACCCATAACTAAAAAACCAAATTATGCCTAAAGTAGGAAAAAAAACATACGCTTATACTAAAAAAGGAAAAGCAGCAGCTAAAAAAGCAGCAAAGAAAAAAGGATTAAAAGTAAGAAAAAGTAAAAAATACTAATGGCTAAAGGTAGAACTAAAAAAAGTAATAAAATTTGTCCAGCAGGAATTGCTTGGGCGAAAAGAACTTTTGATAAATACCCTTCTGCATACGCAAATATGGCTGCCAGTAAATATTGTAAAGACCCTAACTACGCCAAAGGCTCAAAAAAGAAATAGATATGAATGTAATGAAAATGAAAGAAATTGTAAAACAGCTTAAAGGTGCTTCTAAAATGCACGCTGCACAAGCTGCAAAAATTGAAAAGATGATTAAGTCTATGCCTAAAAAGAAAAAGAAATGAGTAAATTAAGTAAAGGACAAAGAAAGATTGCACGAATGGCTATGCCTTTTGATAAAATTACAGGAGCTGATTTTAAAGTTCTAAAAATGAAAAAACAAAAGAAAGGCAAAAAGAAGTAATGGGTGAGTTAAAAAAATGGCGAGACCAGAAATGGGTACGTATTGGAACTGATGGTAAAATCAAAGGTCCTTGTGGTACAAGTAAAAATAAAAAAAACCCAGACAGATGTCTACCATTAGCTAAAGCTAGAAGACTATCGAAAAGTAAGTTAGCCTCTACGGCAAAGAAAAAGAAAAGAGAAGGAGCTAAAGGAAAACAATTTGTTAGAAATGTTAAAGGTGTAAGGTAATGGCTATAAGAAAAACTACTAAAGGAAAAAACGCAAACTATCGTCCTACAAAAAAAGGCGCTGGTATGACTAAGAAAGGTGTAGCTGCTTATAGAAAAGCTAATCCTGGTAGTAAATTAAAAACTGCTGTTACTGGAAAAGTTAAGCCTGGCAGTAAAGCTGCTAAAAGAAGAAAGTCTTATTGCGCTAGAAGTTTAGGTCAACTTAAAAGAAGTAGTGCTGCTACAAGAAACGACCCTAACTCTAGAATTAGGCAAGCAAGGAGACGTTGGAAGTGTTAAAATTGCAAAATAAAATATTACTATCTTTGTCAAATAAATAATTTAGATATTTATGGCGAAAGATAAAAAATTTATTCAAAAAGTTTTTGCAAATGCAAAGCGAAAAGGAACTTTAGGTGACTGCACAGGTAAAAAATTTGGTAGCAAGTCTTGTCCTAAAGGGTCGAAGAAATATAATTTCGCCAAGAATATGAGAAAAATAAATAAAAAAAAATAAATAGTTATGAAAAAGCAAGGATATAATTCACGTTTAGATGAGTCTTTAGGTGCTAAGCACGGAAAAAAATCTCAATCAATGAAAGCACGTAGAGATGAAAGTAAGGGTATGGCAAAGAAAATGACTGGTCGTGCTTATAGTGGAAACCACGGAATGGAGTATCACAAAAACGTACACGCTCACTTAGGTTCTTTAATAAGAAAATAAATGGGAAAGTTTTTAGTAAATTTAGGAATGATAATTCAAAAGTATTGGTCTAAACTTATGTGCGCTTGGAACTGGTTAATGTCAAAACTAATGTTTGAGGTTTCTAGTTGCCCATATAAAGTATGTGAGTGTTATAAAATCGATGAAGCTAAATAGAAAAAATATTCAGTCTAGAGGATTGGGAGATTCAATCCACAAAATAACTCAAGCTACTGGAATAAAAGCCGTAGTTGATAAAGTAAATAAAGTAACTGGAAAAGACTGTGGGTGTTCAGAACGAAGAGACACACTTAATAGATTGTTTCCATATAATAAATAAATAATATGTATTCAAAAATTCAAGTAAATACACCGTCTGCAATACCAGTTGTAAAATCAGACACATATAATATCCCTAATCCAGGAAGATTAGTTTTTCAAGGAACAGATTCTTCAGCTGCAACTGGAGTTATAGTAGACACATCTGCTTGTTCTAACTCTTTTACAAGTCAAACAACCTCTGCAGGAGGTGGGAATCTTTTAGTAGACTCAAGAACTGGACTAGACTTTCAAAAAAACAGTTACATTTTAGATGCCGATTCTCAAACAGGGGTAGCTCAACAAGTATTTGCTATTCAAGTAGGTAATCAAGTAGAAGAAACATCTGGTAATACTACAGGTCACGTAGTTACGGTTGATAGCGCAACCACTCTTACTTTAGATAATACTGTTGGTGCTGGTAATAATGTGCCTTATATATTAAGACAAAACGGATTTATAAACAGATTAGATATTAATGTTGGTTATTTAGTTTATAACTTAACTGATTTAACGCAAAATTTTGTTACAGCAGTAACTAATGATGCTCAGTTAAGTGTTGGAGGAAGTATAATGGCGGCAAATGATGTTTATCAAATATATTCACAAGATGCAGCAGCATTAAGTGTTAATAGTGCTAATAGTGCAGCTTTAATATATGTAGGTGGGGGTGGTACTATATCTTCATTTGGAGAACAGTTTGTAAATATTAAAGTAACCACTGCAAACAATCAAGACATTACATTTGAAAATTTTCCAGTAGGACAGTATTTGCCAGTACAGTGTGTTAAAGTGTGGGCAACTGGAACAGATGCTGATGTTAAACCTATTGCAATCTTTTAATTGAAAATGGATAGCGACATAAAAGACACACTCGAGGTAATAATACCTAATGCTGGAGCTATAGGCTTATCCATAACTGATTGTAATGAGTATCTTACTTTTATATCTTTAGTCCTTGCAATATCGATTTCACTTTTCAAACTTTACAATTGGAAAAGTAAAAACAAGTAACATCAATATAGTTGATGAAATCACCAATAGATTTTAAAGATTTTGCCGCAAACCCAGTTACTGGATTGCTGTTTTTTTGTTTAATTGCTATTGGTTATTTATATATAGATAATAAAACTACTTTAACAAATCAAATTAAAACTTTACAAGAAGAAGTTATTGTTTTAAAAAGTGATTATAAAAAGTTGAATGATAAATTTATAGAAACTTTACAAGGAATTAATGAAAATTAAATGGTATATATTGTTATTTATGTTCTCCTCTTGTTTTCACTCAGAAGATTCTACGGAAAAGATAGAATCTTTTAACGTTAATACCGATAGTTTATTTAATGCAGCAGATAGTGCTGTACAATTAGTCAATAATAATAGAAAACAAAAAGTATTATTAGAGCAAGACTTATGGAGAAAAAAAAGAGATATTAAAGTTATAGAAAAAAAATATACTGATAGTATTTGGAATCTTAGCAATATGTATGAATTAAATACTATAAGATTAGATAGTGATAGTGTACAGTATAATTATAAAATTATATTAAGAGAAATAGTTGATACTGTAAGAGTGACTGTTACTGATTCTATTTGTGATGTTTGTAAAACAAGACAAAACAAAAAAGATAATAGATGGTACAAGAAAACATTTAGATGGATTAAAAATACATTATAATGAGACAAATTAAAAAAATAGTTATTCACTGTTCTGCAACGCCTAGAAATAAAAATTTTAATGCAGAAGATATAAGAGATTGGCACGTTAAAGGAAATGGATGGGATGATATTGGTTATCATTATGTTGTTCTTTTAGATGGTTCTATGCAATATGGAAGAATGGTAGATAAGTATGGCGCTCACGTTAGTGGTCATAATTATGATAGTATAGGTATTTGTTACATAGGAGGAATGGACAAAGAAATGGAAGAATGGGAAGACACAAGAACTGACAAGCAAAAAGAGTCTTTACTCTTATTAATAAAAACATTAAAAAAGTTTCATCCAAAAGCTAAAGTAGTAGGACACAGGGATTTATCAAAAAAAGCTTGTCCAAGTTATGATGCTTTAGATGAATATAAAAATATATAACTATGGGTATTTGGAAAAAAATTTTTGGAGGAGCAGCTAATGATGTAATTGGTAATGTAGGTAATTTAGTTGATAAATTTGTACAAACTCCAGACGAACGGTCGTTGTTTAAAAAACAAATGACTAATATACTAATTGATGCTGAAGCTGAAATAGAAAAAAATATTACAGAAAGATGGAAAGCTGATATGACTAGTGATAACAAGCTTTCAAAATCAGTACGCCCTTTAGTTTTAATTTTCTTAATAGTGTCTACAATTATATTAATTTTTATTGATTCTGGTTTTATTATCTTTGCAGTAGATAATGAGTGGAAAGATTTACTAAAAATGTTGTTAATGACAACAGTAGCAGCATATTTTGGTGGACGCTCATATGAGAAGGGTAAAAGAATAAAATAAAAATCAATGGCTAAGATAAGTACATATCCTATTACATCACCTGTAGTAGACGCAGATAAGTGGATTGGAACAGATTCAAAAAGTTTAAATCAAACTAAAAACTTTACTGCGAAAGATGTAGCTATTTATCTTAATAGTAAATCTAAAATAGAATCAGATTCTTTAAGGTATAAGTTTCAAAACTGGGTGACTGGGGATGTTAGAGAAAACGGAACTATTTCTTTTGCTACTAGTAATATTGGTAATTCAGTTAATTTTAGTTCACTAAGTACTTTTATGTTAAGTAAGTTTAGTAAAGCTTTAGTTGATGTTCAGTCATTTTATACAAATCCATTAATAGGTTCTCAAGTAATGATTTCTGAAGCAGCTAATGTTTCACAATTTGGGATATATTCCTGGAACTCTGCGGCATTAAATGCTGGAGATGCTAACTTTAGTGACATTGGAGTTACATATATTAACGGTAATGGTACCTTAAAAGCAAATCAAGATTATTTTATATCTTTGCTGCAATATGATACTGCGGCTGCGTCTGGTGATAAAAACTTTACAGAAACCGTTTCCTTATCACAAACGTGGACAGTAAATCATAATTTAAATAAATATCCTGCAGTTTCAGTTTTAGATACAGCAGGTACAGAAATATACGGTCAGATTGACTATGTTAGTTTGACACAAGTAGTAATAACATTTGTACTACCAGTCGCAGGAAGAGTGACTTGTAATTAATTAATAAAGAAAAAAACAATGGCAATAAAATTTTTAAGTAATGTAGACATACAAGGGAGTTTAACATTAAACGATAATCAATTAACAAACTTTGTAGTTGAAAACTTATCATCTGACCCTTCATTTGCAAATTCATTTGTTGGTCGACTATATTACAATAACTCAACAACACCTGGTACATTAAAAGTCTGTGTTGAAGTAAATAGTGGTACAAATACTGCAACATATGTAAGTCTAGATAGTACAGATGGAGTAAATACATTTACAAATTCTAATGGAACTTATGTTTCGGCTGGAACAGAAAACTCAAGTGCAACAGGTGATGTAACGATGGGTACTATAGATTTATCAGCGGCTGATGGTAATACTGCTACAAATG